AAATCATCAAAATACATAATCCTAAGGCAGAAGAGTTAATTATAGAGCAATTTAACAGTGAATACACAGGATCCATTCTAAAATCATTCAGAAAAGATTTAGCAGAACCTCCAGAACGTCGATTACCTTTAGCAGCAATTATAACTGAAATGAAAGTAACCATGAGTCAGTTAGGATATGATTATAAGAACTCAGTACACAACTCAGATGGAAAGAAAACAGATATACAACTAGCTAAAAATAACTTTAATATTAAAACTTTACCTTGTGAAAGTTATGTCAAAGAGGTGTTTTTAAAAGATGGAAACTATTATTTCACCAAAACAGTAAGTGATATGGATAAAAGAATACATAAAATTAGAATAATGGTAGAAGATCAAAAACAACAAATAGCAGATATAAAATCAGCTGTATCCCCTGAATTAATAAATAAATTAGTAAATAAAATGACATTAATGGAAAAGTTAGATACAAAGAATTTGAAGGCCTTAATTACTTACATTAATACTCAAGAACCTAAATATAATATTCCAAACCAAGTAATCCCATTATTAGCAGAAGTTATAAGTCAAACACTGAAAACAGAAACCCATTTAAATAAATTACTCAATTCAAGTTTAGTTAATACATTAAATAGTGTAAAGAATGGAGAATTTAAGATAGAAAAGTATCAAACAGAGAAGCTAACAATATGGCAGAAAATAAAACAAGCATTATTCCATATATATACATCAAATATAGAAGAAAAAGCTGAAACAGACTCAGAACGCCCTTTTCAATCAAGCCCACAAGGCTACAAAAATTAAATAAAATCAGCAAAAATCAATGCATGGTAAAGAGTCCATGCCCAAATCAAAACTCTAATACTTCTAACAATCTTGAAAAGAAATGTCAATTTACGTATTTATCAGAAAATATAGAAGAACATGCACGACCAAATAACACTTGTTGTATTAAAAATAAACAATCTTATATACTCAACACCCATCCAGGATTAGAGAAATTGGAAAAGAGAATACTACCAGAAGAAGATATAAAATTATTTGAAAAATTTGTAGAAAAGAAATTACTGATGCAAGATGAATTATTCTTTTATAGAACTCCTACTTATGGTTTTCCTAGATTATTGATAGACATAAAAGATAGAGATCTTAATAAAATAGCCAGGCAAGTACATCCAGAAGTCTATCAATATATAGAAGAAATGAGACTACCTAGAGAATTAAAACATTGGTTCCACACAATAAATGATATACCAGTAGCCATGATTCCTGACATCACACCCAGAAAAATAGGCTTTGAGAAAATATTAGGCACAAAAATTCATGATGAGTCTAAGGATGTGATGATGTACGGTAAAAATAAGCAAACATTGTTCGCAGCAGCTAAACGACAAATGAAGACAGCACCTTGCCCTTCCACTAAAATAGCAAAAGATTTCATATCATGGGCTACAAATACAATAGAAACAGAAATAGGAGAAGATCTAGACTCATTCTCATATAATTACAATCAATGGTATAATCATTTATCTGCACCGAAACAAATATTAATAGAAGATATAGACAATTATCATCACCATAGAGAAAAATTCTTTGAATTACCGAAAAAGAAACAAGAGCAAGTACTCAACCTACATTATGAAGCAATAGTCAAGGCAGAACTGCAACCAGCAGATGGAAAACCAAGAATGGTATGTTCAATACCTCAGAGAATAAAGTATGCAATGGGACCTGTATGTTGGCAATTGGAAGAAATATGTACCAATAAATTGAGAGGATACTGTGGAGGTAAAAATTTAACGGAGATGGCTACAGATATAATGAAATATTTAGGACAAGGATTTACAAAAGTAGTGGAAGGAGATGGATCTGCATTTGATAACTCACAGGATGTTCTATTAAAAGGATTAGATAGATACATATATAATAGAATTAAAAATAAAATATACCATGTACCCAAAGAAGAATTTGAAATGATAAGTAATTTGCATTACAAAACTATGGATGTGAAATACGTATTAAATCAGAAGAAGCATACATATATGACATATAAAGTTTTAGGTACAGTATTTTCAGGAGATTCAGATACCACACTAGCTAATACAATAAGAATGGCAATGTACAACAGATATGCAAATGAACAATTTGGTTTGAAATATGGACAAGATTACATAGTATTCTCCAAAGGTGATGATTTTTCAGTATTATATAAAGATTCAATATCAAATGAATTAATAGATACAATATATGAAACATATTTTCTCAGTAAACCAGAAGGTAATTATAAAATATTAGATTTAAGAGTAGGAAAATTAGGACAGATATGCAAATTTTTAGAAAAAGGTGCAGCAAATTCATTTAAATTCTGTTCTCTCAGATCATGGTATACAGATCCACTAGATTCTACAAAAATAACATTAACTAGAAACCCAAGTAAATTATACACTATAAGTCAATACTCAATAAAAACTAAATCAATGAGCAATCTATCAAAAGCAAAATATTTAATACAGCAAGCAGTTGATTATGAAATGAATTATCCAGGAATACAAATATTTGAAATAATGGCAGAATCTTGTAGGAACCATGCTTATCAGTTGCTGTTAAGGTCGGGAGACCAGGAACGAAAATTAAAAACCTATGAGAGGATGCTAGCTAAAAAGAAACGCAAAGATGAATTAAAAATAGAATTTACGGACAGAGGAGATATAAACAAAATATTGATGAAATTGTATGATATAAAGGCAAGAAAGAAATTTGAAAATTTAGTATACGCAGAATATTGGGAAAATGTAAAAGCAAGAGAAAATCAAAGATATGATGCAAATACAAAAGATGAGATAGACTACATTAATCAACAAATAAATGCAGAATTTGATACAGAAGAACTCAAAACCCTTGTGGGCGTAATAAATTTTTAAAATTAGAATAATGAACACTAATAATAACAATAATAATAAAAATAAGAAGAATAAACCAAAGAGAAAACCACGAGTCAAGGGTAGATTACCAAATAATAGAAGAAAGAGAGCAAATGTTATAAGAGGAAGAAAAATAGCAGCTGCTTCAGCAGAGAACTTCAAGAAGAAATTTACTATGTTAAGACAAAATGGTAATTCAGTAAGAGTAACAGGAAGAGATTTAATCTATTCAATACCTGATGACCTAACATCACCCATACAGAGCACCAACGTGATTACAGTCATACCAGCTAACCCAGCATATTGGAAAGGAACAAGAATAGCTGCATTGGCATCAGGTTACCAGAATTACAGACCACTACTTTTTAAGATAACTTATATACCAATGTGTGCTGTAACACAACAAGGAAATGTTATAGGCGGAACAATCTGGGATGATGGAATAGATAATGACAATTTACAACAATCACTCAGAACATCTAATGGTGGATTTATGACCCAATGCTATGTACCTCACACTACAAGAATAAGACCAAGAACTAACTTACAATTCAATCTATACAGAATGGGAGGAGAATTTGCAACAACATCAAATCCATTTATATTTATTGCTCTGGCCATTGGATGTAAAAATGCTAATAATCAAAGAGTTACCCCAGGTTACTTTTATGTTACATGGTCATTTGAGTTGAAAAATCCCATAGGATCAATTAATACATATAATAATACAGGATTAATAACTTATAAAAATTTGCAGCTAAGCATGAATAACACTTTAATAAATATTGATCCCAATTCAGATGTACCTTTTGGAGCCTATATAGATGTAGAAGAGGGTGATAATGGAGCAGAAGCTAACTATAATGGAACTAAAATTGAGATAAATGAAAATACACCAGTATGGGGATTTACTTCTGTAACCAAAGCTTCCTCAGCTAAATATGCTACTAAGATTCCAATTGTATATGACGCATTGACCACCTCAACACTAAGAATAGGATATGGAGGATACAAAGCTTTCATGGTAGGCAATGACGAAAATTATATCATATACATACCTCAAAATCAACCAAGCAATCAAGGGAATTGGAGATTTAACGGACCTGAATTAGTAAATTTTGAAATAAATGATTTAAATCAGAATTTCGGATCATTGGTTGATAATCAAACAATAACAGTAGCAAGTTATAACGGTGACACATTAATATCAGACTCAGCAAGTGTAAAATTCAATAGATATGTAGCAAGTAAGAATTTATATAAAATTGAAATAGTAAATAAGAATAAAATTAAAAATAAAGAAGAAAAATTAGAAGAATTAAAAGAAAAATTAAACAACATCAAACTAGATAAAAGTAATTTACCTAAGATTCAAGAACAATTAGATTATAATTCTGAAGATGATGATGATGATAACAATCAATTAATAACTGAAACCGAGACATTCATAAAACCAAAAGAAAAATCAAAATCAAAAGCAAAGAATAAAAATAATAAAGAGGAGTGAACTGCACGACATAACATTAAATCTTGGACTACTTATTTCAAGTCTGGAGATACTGACATTATAAATTATTTATAAATATTTAATTATTATTATTTTATTTATTTTATTTTATTTTATTAATTATTTTATTTTGTCATTGTTGTAGTGGCTGATCAAAGGTTGGGCACAAACTTTTATTTTAAAACAAATTAAGCTTACAACCAGATTTCAGTCTAGGCGGTGTTGCGACACATTAAGATCGTACCCGTAACCGTTGGTTGACCAGACCTATGTTTTAAGTACCGCTCCGGGGGATTGTCAGTTAAAGCTACAATCTACTAAATG